TCCAATTTGTTTTTTATTACCTCCGTAAACGATACGAACGCAATTTCTAAAATATACCACCCATACAAAAATAATTTTTGGTGAAACTAATTTTAAAGGCGGTGAGATAATGAGCGCTCTAATCAAACTCGGTATTGGATTAGGTTTAATTATTTTCTCTCAGCTACATTTTTAAATTGATCCTTGATTGTTACCGATGTTAAATTTAATTTCCCCCTGCTTAACTTGAGGCTTAGCATATGCTTGAGCCTCTTTGTCACGCTGTATTAATCGTTTAACGTAATTAGAGAAATTAGAATACTTTTTAGCATGGTTTAATAACTCGTTTTCCCAAGGATCAGTTAATTTAAAGCTAATACTTTTTACTTCTCTATCCTTCAAATTTATTACCTCCTTTTTACCTCTGTAATGATTATTACCTATGTGTTTCTAGTGTATGCAGGTTGTAATAAAAGAATGACACAAAAAAACCAGGAAAATTAATTCCTGGTTAATCAACCCAACCATGTATAAGCTTATATTCCTCTTTTGTAATTTCTTTATAAAATAGAATAATGTATTTTTGTTTATGTTTTTCCATACCTTCTTTAATCCAAACAAAAGGATGTTCATCCAATACGGCATTTGATTTATAACCATTCCATTCATAAGAAACGAAATAATATTTATCCTCCAATATTAACCCCTCCTTTAAGCTGTATACCACAACATAAAAAGCGCCAATAATGCTATAATCCTTAATATCCAATTTAATTTAATGATTGTTTCAGTTTTCATTTTTGTATACCTCTTTAAAATCGTCTTTTTCAGCTAATAAAACGCCGTCTTTGCTCCAATATTGTATTACTTCCCTAAATACTTCATTTTTACCGTTCCCTCTAGTTGTAATTACTTCGATAACTTCTATTAATCGTGCATTTCTAACACTCATTTTTACCCTCTTTTCCTGTAGGCCGTAATATTCCCTATAGGCTGTTAAAACAGCTTATGCGCCCACCTATAAAATAATGCCTTTCCAATCGCTAATTTGTGTAATTTTCTTAAAAATAATATAATTAAGAGGCCTCAATCTTTCGCCTTAGATTGCTCGGCATTTGATACCCTGGCAACCTCAATTATTTGGGGTTGTTTTTTATTTCTGCGTTTAAATCGAGTAATTTTAAAAGTAAATGATCTATACGGCGTTTTTGAAATTCGATTCTTTTCTGTTGTTTATAACAAATGAAATAAAGGATAAACACATTTATAACTAAAAATGCTATATAATCATTTATCATTTTCTCGATCCTTCCATACTCTACGAGATTTATTTATTTCTATCTGACGTTTAATAAGATCGTTAAACGCTCCACTAACAAACATAAACCAAATAAAACTTAATATAAATGCAATTATTATAAAAAAATATCCCATATTTTTAGGTCCTTTCTTGGTGTAATGTATTGTCGTACTATTCACTAACACTTTCATTTTTTATTTGATATTTTTTATTGCCTCTTCAATCGCTTCATCAAAACCACAACCACCGTTGTAGTATCTAACCTCAAATTGAATTTCACCATTTTCCTCAATACTTGCGTTAAAAATATCGCCATCTGGATCAACATCTTCTTTTTCTACACTGTAAACGATACTATTTTGAATGGTCATTTTATTATAGTATTCGTCTAATAGAAACTCTTGGTAACTATCAAAGTAAGATGGAAGTTCTTTATCTTCCAACAGTCTTTTACACTGTTCTTCTAACGTTTCACCCTCAAGTCTTTCTACTTTTCTTAATACACCTTTATAATGAACTGTTTCACTCATTTACCTTTCTCCTTTTCTCAATAAAATTAGTTAGTGAACATTATTTGTCTACTCTCTACCTTCCCAAAATAACTCGATCATGTTTTTTCGTGTGTCTTTTGGCAATACTGAGATAAATAGCCATAAAGCAATAATGCAAACTACAGCAATTAAACCCATGCTATATAATGATAAAAACTCATTCATTTACTTAGCTCCTTTTCTTTAATTTGATTAACTTGTTTTTCGGTCCAACCTTCTACATTCCCAATATAAAATTTTGGTTGTGGTATGCGGTTTTCCCGTTTCCATTTGTGGATTGTATCTTTTGTTACACCTATTTCTTGTGCAATTTCTTTAGCTGAATATAATTTCATGTTAACAACTCCTTTCACCTGTTAAGGCGTAAGAGTTAGCCCCTTACGCCGATTTATTACTTATTTAATTTTCTTTCTCTTTTTTGTTGTCTTTTCTCCTGTTGTTTTTCGTAAGCCTCATTCACTTCTTTATAAAATTTATTTATTGGATCAACTCTCACTTTATCTTTATCAAAATAATCCGTCATTGTATCGGTATTATTTTCAATGTTTAATCCTTCAATTTTCGGAAAATCTACTGAATAATCTTTTGCGTAAATTGTGATCGTTTCCGAGTTACTTATTAATCCTTTTGAGTAATGCCCTTTGTAAAGAACTCCATTTACTTTAATTCCGTTATACATAAATTTGATTGCCATTTTCTTTTTCCTCCCTGTGTTTCTTGCTTATATTTATACTTTACATTATCCACTCGTATTATGCAAGCGTATTTTAAAAAGTTTTTTAATTTTCTTTTCGACAAAGTAAAAGAGGCTATATAATAGCCCCTCTACCCATTAAGAAAGTTTTCGTGTTAATAATTCACGCTCGCAAATTTCAGCAATTACCAATTGATCTTGAATGTACTTATTAGTTTTACCACCTTCAACGCCCGCTTGTGCAAGTGTTTTAGCTGATTCTAATAATTCTTCCAAAGATTCAGTTGATAACCCTTTAATCGCTCCCTCGAATACCATTAACAACAACCCCTTAAATTTTATTTTGTCTTACAGTAGTAATATATGTGTAATAAAATTCACTTAGAACCAAAAAATAAATTTTTTTAAATAAAAAAACCTGCTTATTTAGCAGGCTCTTTTTTCTTAATAATTTTGTTATCATGTACCGCATTAATAATAGACATTACCAAAGTAAATACAGTTGATACGATTAAAGTCGCTGTGTTATCGTCAATCGGTAACGGGCTTTTATGGAATACTACTAAAACCTGGTTAACTAATGCTAAAAGTAATAATACAATACGAATAACTACCGCTTTACTCATTTAATCCCCTCATTTCAATCTGATTTTTTGGCCTGGCGTAATGACATTTATATCAATTCCAGGGTTTAATTTTTTAATTTGTTCTATTGTAATTTTGTTTTTAATCGAAATTCTGCTTAACGTTTCACCTTTTACAACTACATGAGTAGTTTTAGGTGTAACTACAGGTTTTTTAACAGGTGGTTTAACTGTTGTTTTCGCTGATCCTTTTAAAAATAAATCTTTCTCAGCTAATCTACGGCGTGTTAATCCCGCTAACACTTCCCCGCCTGCTTTATTCCATTTTACAAATTCGTTTGAAGCTCCAATATAGTCTTTTGCTTGAATCTTTTTAAGTAATGTAGATTTTTTAAGCGCATTTTCACCTACGTTATAACAGAATGAAATTAGCGCATCAAACATATTTTGATTGATTGGCAACTTTAATTCGTTTACAGCATCTTCAAAACGTTTTAAATCTTGCTTTAAGTATACTTCCGCTTGTGCTTGCGTGATAACTTGTCCAGGTTTAATATTAGCGCTGTAATGCCCGTATCCAATCGTTAAATTTTCTTCTGACTTATGCGCTCTATATGCTACTAATCGAACACCCTCGAATTTTTTAATTAAGTTAATTCCGTTTTGGGAAGTTTGCATAATATCACCCCTTAAATAGTAAACTTACAGCCCCAACAACTAAAGCGCCTATAATTGCTGTACCTGCCCAAAATATGATTTTATCAATCTTATCAATTCTATGATGTGCGCTTTTAACTGAGGCCAAAGCCTCATTTGCTACATCTTTGACGTTTCCCATAGCATCGATTTTCGTTTCTAGCCTCGTTAACTGAATAATAATATCAATCTCTCTAATTTCATTGCTATTACTCACCTTTTAGCCCCCTTTTTAAATGTTGTTACCCCAATATGTTTCTCTAATTTCCATTATAAACCATAGATAAATAGATAGATATTAAAGTATTTTTCCAATAACAACATTTTGAAGGATCATTACTCTGTCATTTGCTACAGGTGTATAAGAGGCTAAATACGGGTATGTTTTCGTTCCTGCTGTGTCTTGTCCATCAAATTTTATTTTCGGTCTACCGCTTGTATAAGGTGAATCAATATAACCAAAACGTAAACTAATTTCTTTTCCTGGCGGTTGCTCCATTAATGATAAAAAGTCATTAGCGTTCATTAGATCGTCACAACCTTTCTAACAACATGGTGCATTTTTGCCCCCGTTTCCAGGTCAAAGCTCCATTCAGTTTCTATATACTTGTCGTTTATTCCTAGTTTACTATATACGATGTTTAAAAGGTCCTGGTAATCGTGCATAGGCATAATAGCTGTATCAAATTCTAAATACCCGTAAATTTGACTAGCTTCATTTGCAATTCTCAAAGTATATGAATCTAAACTTTGTTGATCCGCTATGTTGTCAATTTCTCGATAATCGGTAATTGTTCGCCCTCTGCTTACGGTACTTGTAATACTAGAGGCGTTCGAATTGGTGTATACACTTTTTAATGGTGCTGTTTCTGCATTTGTCGCAACAACCACCCAATTATTAGGAATGTGAAATAAATCTAAACTTTCCGTCATTCCTTTGTACGTTACGCTCATAGAATCGTCTGAATAAGTGTATTCAATCCCTCGGCTACTTGGCGCAATATAAGAGTTTGTTACGAAATTACCGTATACATCTACACGAATAGGCGTAAAGTTAATTTGATTAATTAACGAATTAATAACACTTAATTTACTTGTTCCAGGATCAAACGCCATTGTAATTGGCAAAGTTTTTGTTGTGTCCTCGATAATATATTGTGTTATTCCTGCTGTTGCTAATAAATCTATAATCGCTTGTTTATAGTTCGTTCCTGCGGTAATTGTGTAGGTGCTTTGTAATTTATCATCAATAAGGATTAAAAGCCCGTCATAGGCCTCTATTTCCCTTTTAACGGCGTTTTCCTCGTCCATTCTCTTTGGGGTTGCTAATAAAAACACTCCTAAAGGAAAATCTATATATTGACTAGGTACAATGTGCGTTGTCGTGACGGTGATTTTATTATTTCTACCTTGTGCCGTTTCTGCATACGTTCCACTAATAGCACTATCAAAAATAGTAAACCATGTTATCCCGTCCTCTGAAACATCTGTTTTTGTTCCGTTATATATACGCCCATCGCTGTAATAATGCCATATTGTCACGCTTTCGATATCGTAAGTAGCTCCTAAATCTACAATAACGTTATCATTTGTTCCTAAATCAACATATGTGTTTAAATTCCCGTCTGTCACATTTTGAGGATCAAGAGTTCCCGCAACTCCACTTGGTGTAGAGGAAGGTGTTACCGTTTTCCCAAGCGCTATATTTACTCCGTTTTTGTCATAGGCTTGTATTTCTACCCAATGACATTGGGTATTTTTGTTATTTCCGCTTAGAAAATCTCGTATATACCTAACTTTTACTTTTTCTACTCTTTTAATAGTCGGTATCTTTAATGACATAATCGGTTGTATACGATCACTTAAAAAATTAATGCTCCCATCATCTACAATTGTGAAAGTAGCTGTTCTCTTAATGTCATTAAAAGAGGCGTATTTAACGCCCCCCTTTATCACATTTGTTAAAGTACCCTTACTTACATTGTTTTTGTCTAGCAATTTGTAAGTGAATTTAACGTTTCTATTTCCATACTTACCATGTAGAATGTCTTTAATTTCCTGCTCTGTATAGCCATTCCTTGCCAAAGGAATCATAATTATACCCCCTCGTTATATTCTACCTGTGTAGGGTTTAATGTAATTTCCCAATATGTCGCTAATTCATTAATGCTAATTCCCTCAAGAGTAACAAAGGCTTTTCTTCCTTTTGTATCCCTTAACAAAATCGTTTCTTGTGCATCTAAAATACTTTCTAATGTATCTAATTCAGCTTGAGTTTTAATAACGTATGAATAGCTGTAGCCGTTTTCTTTTTGTTCCCCAAACTCAGCAACCGCATATTTGCGCCCTGCGAATTGCATTAAAGCCCGTTCAACCTTTCTACTTTCGTTTAATTTTGTCCCAAGGGTTAAAGTAACGTATTTAGTGTTATCGCTTAACAGGGCTAGTTGTGTGAGGCTCACCCCTGCGCTGTCGGTAATTGTTGCGCTTTGGCTTACTGTCCCGTTA